GAATCCTTAGGGACGAGCACAACTTTCGACGTTCCGGTTAAGGAACGCTCTAGAGTCCTGTACTCAGAAGCTAAGTCTCCCAACATGTTCGTACTATGGTAAAAATACCTATAATACGGATAGACCTGGTGAAGTGCGTTGTAGTGGCGCTTGAAGTGCCACTTTTCCTCGCCTTTTTCACCAGTGGCTAGGCTACCTGGCCCATGCCTAGGCGAGATATCGCTGTAGTCGAAACCTGAGAAAACATACCGAGCAAGTAAAGCAGCACCCGATAGGATCTCGCGACCCTGTGGAGTGAAAACTTTAAAGTCGTCATGTTGGGATTTAATCCAAGCTTCGTTAGAAACGAAGTTAGTTAACGCTTGTGCTTCGGTAGCAGGCGTATATGGAATTTCCAACTTGTAAAATGCCTCAAGAATTTGACGGACGTGCTTAACGCGCGTCACATAAGGCCTGGGCAAAAGAGACCCGTCACTATCATAGATCTTCTCAAAATGGGAAGAGAGGAACGCCGGATAGGCGCAAGACTCTCTGGTCTTAAAAGAAGATGGAGTAATAATTGATCCTGTTGAGAAACTAAGATCAACGGCCTTACGGAGCTCCGGCAAGGAGACAGTAAGAAACCTAACTCCCTCACCTTTGAATCTTCGCAAGCAATAAGCGAAGTCCTTCTCTGATGAGGATAGCAATGAAGGGTCCAGCAGCACGAACTGCGGCTGCAAAAGCCCTCTTAGACGGTCCAAATATATGGTGAACGAATGGGGCAGCATATGTCTTTCCTTTCGTGGATACTGGCCGAGAAGCCAGCTCATCATGTAAACAACAACGACCAACTAGACAGCGACAGACGTTATTACGTCTCGATTTATCGAAAGGCTTAAGACTGTCCTTGTAAAAGAGCAGTGACCTTTGTCGTGTCAACAGTGAGAGAACCAGTTGTGAGGACTGCGTCGCACCAAATGGCGAGCGCATTGTACAAATCAACAGCGGCAAACTCACCGTTCAGCGGGAATACCCAACTTCCGTTGAATACCAGCTGGCTTGATACTCCAGTCGCAGAAAC